CCAGTTGCGATTCCGAATGATTGTTCTGGCATCGCTCTTCCTGTCTATATACCGAAGTATCTATCGTACCAGTACATGTAAACTTCTGAAACAGATGTCGTACCTGTAGCACTGACGGAAATGTACTGCAAACCTGCATCAAATGTCGGATCCGGATACAATCCCCAATTGATGATGTCGCTTTGAATGCTGAGATACTGAAACTTCGACACGCCATTCTGATCTACAATCGTCTTGCGTCCATATCGCAAATCAACAGTCCATGTATCTCCAGCAGAAATCGATGTCGTAAAGGCGATAATCCTTCCTGCTCCATCGACAATCGTCAGATTGGTCAAAGGCCCAATGCACTGCAGGATTGGATATGCGACGACAGTGCCAGTATATGCAACAGATATGAAATTATCTACCGATCCTGCGCCATATGGCACTGGATATGGCTTTGGATATGGTGTTGGTGTGCCAAACTGCGTATAGGTAATCTTCTGGACATTCTGTGTGCTGTTGTACCATGTCGGATCATCTGCGCGCAATTGTATGACTGCGCGCACATTGAAATCCATTTGACTGGAATCCATTGTGGCACCAGCAATCTTGACGTCGATACTGCGCGCAATCTCATAGAATGTGTCTTCGTTGATTTTGTGTCGCAGTGTTGCAGTATCGTTTCCGGGTTTGAACATTTGGATAAGATTTTCGCGATTACTTACCTGCTGTTCATATGTTGTGCCCGGTATGACGATTGGCAGATTGATGACGCGAGGATTGATGCGATAGTCAATGTCGCTGTCTCCGTCTTGGAATGGGCCTCGCTGTGTGATGCGTGTGACTGGCGCAATTCCCCAATTGATTGCTCCAGTCACATACACAGTGATGCCAGAATATCCTCCATTTGCCACATTGAATTGCCATGTATGCGTGCCACGAATGAATTCGAGTTTCATTTACTCTGCTCCAAGAGTCATCATCCATGCTTTCGCATCGCTGATTAGTGATGAATCGGATTGCGCTCCAGCATACGATGCATGCATAGTCAAATTATAGACGACACCATTCGTGTTGGCACTGCCACCTACTAGTGCTGTACGACCAAAGCCACCAGTGCTTCCATCGCCTCCATCGCCTCCACTACCTGCACCTTGACCAGAAAACCAGTCTGTGACTGCAGTCCATGCATCGCGTGCTGCCTGAAGCAAAGCATCTTTAATCCATGATGCTCCGCTCTTGATGCCATCAGCAATCCCTTGAATCATATCAGTGCCAAGTTTCAAAACTTTTGGACGTATCTCATCAAAGAATGTAGTGAGATTTTTGTCGAGCGTTTTGAAAAATCCCCATAGATCACTCAGTGCTGTTCCTACTGTTGTCTTCAGTGTTGTCCATGCGCCAGCAAAATCGCCAGTGACTAATTTTGACAGTGCTGACAGTAAACCAGTCACAAAATTGATGACTGTGGAAGCCAGTGATAGGAATGTGTCAAGCACAGTCTGTATGTATGGCCATGCCATAGTAAAACCTTGTGCGAGATACGTCCATGCAAGAGCGAGTGATTGGAAAGCCAGCACAAGAACATCTCGAACAGTAGTTGCTAATTGTGCGAAGAATGTTGACAGAGTCTGAACATATGCTGATACCTGTGGCGATCCGAGATATTCAGCAATCGCCATACCTGCAGACGTAATCGCAGGAACAAACACACCAACAAAATTCATGACTGCATCAGTCAATGGCTGAAGAAATGTTTGCACTGTTGCAAGGCCTGCGCTCATTTGCGCCAGCACTGCAGGAATACCTGCGATTGCATTCTTGATCGTGTCGAAGATGCTTGCTGTGGTGCCAGACTCATTCATGGATGTAATCCAATCAGAGATTCCTGTGACAACGTCTGCAATCACTGGTATCACAGTATCAGCAAGGAATGTACCAAACTGCATCAGGATTGGCATCAATGCTTCTCCGAGAGTCTGCTGTATGTCAGCAAACTTCTCTTTAAGCACAATTTGCTGACCAGCATAGGTGTTGACTGCTGCTGCTGCACTGCCTCCAAACTGCGTATTTAATTCCTTCATCATGATTTCTTGTGCGCCAGCAACATTTCCTGCTTCTACCATGGCTTTAATCATGGCTTCTTGCTCAGCAGTAAACTGCACACCAGATCGCGACAAAGCAGACAATCCTTTGACCGGATCATTGAGCGCTTTGCCTACCTGCATCGCTGCAGAATTCAAATCTATGCCCATGGCTTGCGACATGTCGAGGATTGCTTGCGTCGCTCCACCAAAGTTTTCGCCTTTGATGTTGGTAAATGTTGCCAACAAATTCTGTGCGCCAAGAATCGCATCGTCAGAGAATACGGATGCGCCAGCAGTAGCGCTCATGGACTGTGCCATGCTAGCCATTTCCTGTGCAGTCAATCCTGCTGCGCCACCAGTAGATTTGATGACTGCTTCAGTCTGTGCCATCACAGAATTCCAAGCAGATGCCTCTTCGATGCTTCCACCAATGAAATCTGTGACTGCACTGATTGCTTGGCCTCCAAGTTTCAGTGCAAATCCTCCCAGTGCTTGGCCAACACCTTGAAGCACGCCAGACATGACCGATCCCATGCCAGAAAATGATGATCCTGCTTTGCCAGCATTTGTGCTGACATTGTCAAGACCATCATTGACCGCTTTTGTCGTTTTGCTGACGTCGTCTTCAGATTTAAACCGAATCAGTACTGTCTCTTCGGCCATCAGGATTTTCTCCGTCGCTGTTGCACTGTACGCTCTACGCTCATCATCAGCAAATCCTGCTGAATCGTAAGCCATGGCACTGCGTCTAATTGTGCTGGTGTGCAGTGATAGACATCTCGACACATGATCAGGCGAATATATTCAATTGGCGCTACATCGCCTGTCCAAAGATGGGCCATGAGCGCAGTCTTTAGTTTCCCATTGACGGATTCAAGGAAGCCAGAATTTCCTTTACGATTTTGGGAAAATGCTTGGCAGGAATGTCTTCAAAATTGCCTGTGTCAGTCTCAACACATTTACGCAGGATTGACACCATAGAAGCGATGTCGTCTTTTGCGCTTTGGAGTTTGATGAGATCGCCAATGGTCAATTTGTTGTCGTCGATTGTGTATTGCATGTGGGGATGCTCCATAAAAAATTATGTGGGGAATTGGATGGCACACGGATGCTCCCCACAACATCCGTTTGCCTTACTATGCGACGTCAGTGTAGGTAATGCCTGGACACCGAACAGTGAAACTGGCCATGATTGCGTCTGCACTGGATGCGTCAACTGCAGGATAATCCATTGATGTGATGTATCCTGTTGCATTGGTTTCAATCGTGTTTGCCCCAGATGCAGATCCCTTAGGTGCCCATTTGATTTGGACTGCGCTCTTGGCAGCAAAAGCACTACTGACAATCATGAATGCTTCTGTGCTTGTAACTTCGGTATAGAGGATGTTGACAGTCACATCTACTGGTTCAAATTTGCCAAGCAAGATGATTGCATTTGCGCCATCCAGAGTGTAGGTATCCGAGTTTGCTACGGTCGCTGTTGCTGCGTCAACAGACTGCGTCGATCCTGAGATGTCAACATACGATCCCGAAGCCACCTTAATGCTGACCGTTGATGCGATACCATTGATTGCTGCTGTGGTTTGTGCCATCACAATCTCCTATTGAATAATTTCCGAAATTACCAGTGTTGCTATGACCGTGTCATAACTACGTCCAGATGCCTGAGGCCATTCGAGGATTTGTGCGCGACATCGCACATCGATTATCTGCCATGCTGGAGCGACGAGTGTGCGCACAGCATCATGGTATGAAGCCAGATATGATTCCATGCTGACTGCAACATCTCGCAATCCCATGCCCATACCTGCTGGACGAAGTAGAGCGACGTCAGTGATCGTCCATTCTGTCATCATGACATGCCCATTTCCTCCAAGAGTGGTCGTCTTGGTGCGATTGGACTGCATTCCTACAGCAGAGACAATGCGCGCAGGAACATCTGCGATTTCCACAGCATTTTTGAGCGATGTGCCATAGTAGACAATCGTCACACCAGACACACTCATGCTTGCTACAGATGCAACGATGCTCGACAGTTGACTACTCATAGTGATCGTCTCACATATGGACGGAGAAAACTCATGACGTCTTTTGGTATCTGTGGAGATGCCAAGATTACACCATCAGCACTGAGGATTGCGCGATCACTGTCTGGTGTTCCTTCTCGCTGTCGATACAGGTATGCTGCGATGCGCAGTGTTGCTGCAACGATGTCTGCTGGCGCAGTCAGACTATATGCAAATCGTCCAGTCACAGAGATTGCATTCTCTGGAGACGTCACATAATTCCATGCCAGTGAAACACCACGTTTGATTTTGATTCCATACGCAGGTTTCACATTTGATGGCAGTAACACGACATCGCTCAGACTGACAGCATCTCCATTACCATTTGTGATGCTAGTAAGAGAGTAGAGATCAGTGCTGAGATAGAGCGTGTCATAGTCCATCAAATCGCCACCATCATTGAACAACAATGGTGTGTATGTGCGTGTCGTATCTGCTGATGCCTCGAAGACGCGATGTGTTGTTTGCTCTACCATGGCTTGCGCACGTGTGACTGCATATCCTAACTGCGCATCGTCAGACGATGCAGTGATGTTCATGTAGGATTTGAGATCGGCAGTGCTTGTGTATGCCATTTAAATAACCTTCGTCGTCTTCTTTGGCTTTGCTTCTGGAGTCTGTTCTTCCAATGCAACTGCTGATCCTTCAGCAATCAATTGCTTTGCTTCTGCCTCAGTCACATCAATGATGTCTCCAGCAGAGTATGCAGTATTGATTTTGCCTTCTCGGAAAACGATTCCATGCAACATCTGAATTTTCATGTGGGAATCCATTCTTAAAACGTCGTAGTGTGTGTACACACTACGACGTTTGTTTAATTGACTACGC